ACGCCTGTAAAAATACCATCAGCAGTCAATACTACACAACCACTATCAGCAATTATTCTTTCATATTGTTGCCAAAGTAAATCTAAAGGCAAAACACTATCCCACTTGTTTTGTGTCGTGCCATAAGGCAAATCTGCCAAAATAAGTTGAATAGATTTATCAGGAATAAGAGGTAAAATATCCATACAATCAGCATTGAACAAAGCACTGCCACTAACACTGCATTGCTGCAATGGCGGCAGACTGCCAAACTTCAACTTGTGTGCTTCTATTATCTTTTGTGCTATATTCATCTTTTGTGCTTTTAATCCGCCACTGACAGCAATGCTTTTACGATAAAGCTCTCTTCGCCGTCATCTCCTGAAAGAAACCAATCTACCCTTTGAGCATAAATTGCTGCTATTCTTAATTGTTTCACTGCTTCTTTCATTTTTTCTTGGACTATTTCAGAATATATAGGGTAAAATTTTTCTTCTGGATATTCGGCATAATATTCTTTATTGCAATAAAGCTCATCTTTCGGCTTTTCTTTACCCTGTCGGTTCAATTCACGTTCAATAGTATCTGCAATATCGTTAATCCAATATTGCTTGTGGTCAAAATGTCCTCCACTCATAATATTATTTTTTAATACGGCAGAAACTCCGCCAAATTCATTATTCGTTTATATCCAATATCATACCTTCGGTTGTGCGGTGCATCCATTAAAAAGCAGCAAATACCGTTTTTATTCAATTCAACGAAATTATCAAACCTATCATCGATGAATATATCGCACTTACCTTTTAATGCTTCAACTTTACTTTTATCATGCCCAATGGATATTAATTCCACATCCGGAAATCCATTCTTAATAAGCCAATCTCTTGTCCATTCATTCGGTATTGAACGAGATGTTGCATAACATACCGGTTCAAATGCCAAGTCATCAGGATTGACTTTTCTTGGAATGTTTAACCAAAACTCTTTATTCGTGTTTAGTTCATCAAATCTTTCTTTCGAGAAATTGGTATCATGCCACCAAGAAGGCACATCACAGTTGTAATAACTACACCAATAATTTATCGTATCAGCAAGTACATCGTCTATGTCTAATCCCACTCTTGGCATTTCCAAGTATTTATGTAACCTATCATCTCCTTGAGGATATATACGCTGAAACTCTTTTAAGAACGCCAAGTTACACATAGCATGGTCTAAGTGTGATAATCCGCTTTCTGGATCGAAATCTTCTCCGTCTCTAAATGCGTTGATATGTCTTAACAAAGAATTTATAACGTTCGACCACTTTATGCCTCTACGATAATTGTTTGCGCCGTATTTCATTGCTCCAAATGTAAGCACCTTTCCAAGTCCTTCTAAAACCGATGGTGGAATTAAGTCAAGTTGGGTTTTACCTTCGTTGTACCGTAATCCTTTTCCGTCTGCCATAATCAATCTTGTTTTTTTAGTTGAGTTACTATTCCTCCTTTAACTGGTGATGTTTTTATATATTTCTTCGCCAAATCAGGATGTTCTTCTTTGAATTTCTTCGTGTCGAAGTTCTCCCTGACAGAATCTTTTCGTTTAGTAATGATGAAGTAATCAGTCTCCCATTTAGTGATGTTGAATTTTTCAAACAACTCTTCTATGTTAGACTGATATTGTTTTTTCATTTCACTAAGCGCATCTATTTGTTCGGCAATATCGGCTATGTTTTTGACCAATTCAAGCGCCTTGCTCTCATACTCTTTTGGGACAATAGAAACAGGTATGTATTGTTCTCCATTCTTGTCGCACTCAAGTAGTCTTATTACTTCTTCTCTTTGAATCTCATCTACCTGAACGAGTTTAGCCCCATCTTTAATCCATATAGCATATAATCCACTAATTTCAATATCTGGGTTTAGTATGTTGAACAGGTACTTGTATATAGACAATTGCCAACTAAGATATTCTCTGTCTAATGTAGATGTTGTTTTTACGTCTCCCAAGCAGATTTTTTCGTCAATTAGCATTACCTTGTCGATACCAGAAGCGTAGTGTTCGTAGTCGGTAACCAAATATTCGTTCTCGATTACCTCAAAGCCTATCTCATCCTTCATGTCTGCATACCACTGCACTTCTTCTCTGTCGATTATACCAAAGTCATCGTATAGTTGGCATCCTTCATGAATGGCAGTTCCTCTTTCGGCTTTACTCCTTAACAGCTCTTCGGGTACATCTGCGTATTTTTTTGGAAATAATTGCCTCCCTATTACTCCTGTTATTCCGAATAATTGTTTGTCTCCGTACCAATAGGTGTGATTTTCCGGATTAAATACTATTCCAGATTTTTTTAATTCTATCATTTTATTCTCCCCCTTGCTTCCGCAACTAAATTTTTAAATTCTTCGTCTTTCCATAGGTTCTTAAATAGCTTCACAACTGCATCTATTGAAGCGTTATCTTTACATTGTTCTAATGCTTTTTTAGCCTGTTCAATGTCGTGTTTAGTTGTATCTTGTGGTTTAGAAACAGGTTTGACTACAGGTTTAGCAGTAGATGGTTCGTCTTTACCATGTTGATCGGTAGAATCATGGTCTTTTGTGTCGTCTATACAGAATAGTCCGTTTAAAGCGTACTTTCGTGCATACGATGAGGCTGCACCAGTTATTTGTGCTCCATCCATGCCTTTCTTTTCTGCCTCTTCACGTGCGAAAGCGGATGTACTAATGCTGTTCTTACCATCTGAAAGAGTTGCGGTTGCTTTTACATATACCCTGTCTCCAATCATAACAATCTCGTCTGATATAATTAATGTGCATCCGTTCTCTTTTAATAGTGGCTTTAAAGATTCCAATACATCCTCAGCCGATCTGTACGAATACTTTCCGAAGCTGTTGTATTGATTCTTAGGTGCTTTAAGATTGCTTTGTATGGCAATCAACTTGTCATTTAATTCTTTTTCCATAATTATAAATTTTAATAGTTACTTTTTAAATTCATTTAAAGTTTCTGCTGCCTCGTTTGCTTGTTGTAAAATAAGTTCCAAGTCTGTTAAAGAAAATGGCTCTCCCTTGAAACATTCTCTGTCGATTACTTCTCCATCTCTTATAATTGAGATTTCATATTCGTTGAAATTGACTACAATTTGAAGACGTGGATGGATAATAAACGTCATTAGTCTGTTTGCCGTGTCAAACACGGTCTCGTGATTAAATTTTGTTTTCATTTTAGTTTAATTAAATAGTTCATTTTCTGGTATTCCTGTTATTTCTGAAAGTTGTTTTAAAATTCTACTATCACGTGGTTTATTTTTTCCATATACCCACGTTCTAACGGTTGCCTTTGAAACACCCAATTTTTCAGCGGTTGTTTTTATCCAATCGCTCTTCGGAGATGTGCGTTCTGGAATACTTTTATAAAATTCTTGTAAATTCATAATTTTAATTTTTTATTCATTTAATTGATGTTTATAATTATTTTAACATTACAAAGATAATATACGATTTTTGATAATCCAAATATTTTATCAATTATTTTCAAACATTTAAGATTATTTAATATTTATTAACACAAAAAAGCCACAGGGTTTTCTGTGGCTATTGAATATCAATTGTTTATGATTTTAGACTATAACTTTATTTTAATCAATGCGTATATAAGAATGAGAATAACAATAATGTTTAATGCATCCAGTCTTATTTGTTGCCATTTCGTTAGTTTATTTACCTCTTTGATAACTTCAACCTTATAAGGTATTGAATCAACTTTTATAAGGTTGACTGTATCAATCCTGAAACGCTCCCGCCACTTTATAGATTGAAGATAAACAGTGTCATTTTCTGTGAATAGATATAGCGTGTCTCGATTATATACGCTATCAATGCGTAGCTTGTCCTTATACTCGATTTTAACATGCTCTACGGGTACAAGTACAGTTTTCGTCTTACACGCCGTAAAAGCGATTAAAATAAGTAATATGATTAATAGTTTTTTCATAACGTCAATTTTTATTAAAATATAATTCTGCCTCTTCTTTTCTCCTCTTGATTAATCCGAGCGAAACTTTACCACCACTATATACCCACCTCTTAAACTCGTTTTCAATGCTTTTATTGTTCGGGTCTAACTTTATTTTCTTTAATAGTGTTGAGGTTTGAAAGTTTCCAATTCCCACGTTGAAGACAAAACTTACCAGAGCGTCAAATTGGTTTTGATTAAGATTGAGATTGTGTCTGTTTATTTCGTTTTCAGCTACAATTAAATCTTCTCTTAAAAGTCGTTCAGCCTCTTCTTCTGTTATTGTCTGACCAATCTTCACTCCTTTTGTGTGTCCGTAGCCTATAGTCAGTTTACCTGACGTACATTTATAGGCATTCAGTCGTAATCCTTCATGCCTTTTTATAAGTTCAATTCCGTTGTTACTTGTTTTCATCGCTATTTTGTTTTCGTTGTTCGCATTTATCATTAAAACACGCAAGACCTTCTGCTATTCTTCTATCATTTATAGCTGTATCAATCATCTTTTGCATTCCGGAAATCTTTCTATCGTAATCGGCTATCTTGTATTCAAGTTCTTTCAGTTTTTTTCTTGCTTCGTCAAGTGCAATTTTATAACCTTCAATAAGCTTTTGCTGCTGCTCAATAAGTTTGTCTTTTCCTTCAATTATTCTATTAAAAGTAGTCTGCTGTTGTTCTGCGTTATCAAGTAGTTTTTTCATTGCGTCTGCTGCTTTATCAATTGCGTCTGCTTCTGAACCTGCCTTATCTCCTTTTATTCTAAATAACCAAGACACACCACCTCCGGTGATAAGCCCAATTAATGCCGATATCAAGTATTCCCAGTTCATAATAATTATTTTATTTCGTAATTTATTCCGTTAGTTTCCAAAAGTTTGATTATTTCAAAAATGTCATGCGTCTCTATTTCATACACATTCAATTCTCGTATTCTTAAAACACTTTTCAGATAATCACTCTCATCAAGTAACTCTTGAAATTTAATTATACTTCCGAATTTAATGTATAGTTGCATGATTAAGTATCGTTTAAAAGTTTCTTCCCGTTATCGAGAAGTGA